GTAGGTCACTATGGTTACCCTTGAGGTAGTCTACTTTAGGGAAGGCTTTGTGTAGCTTTCTAACCTGCTTAAATGCCTCCGCAAACTCATCCTCTGCACTTGGCATGGATGGGTCTTTCTCGTGGTAAGAGATGGAGTTCCAATCTACTAAGTCACCAATGTGAACAACTCGGTTACACTTGTGCTTCTTCTCTATCTTCTTTAAGAACTTGATGTAGTCTTTGTGCATCGCTGGGCAATGCGTGTCACCGATAATGAGGACTGTGTTTTTCTTAGTCATAGTATTAGTAGTATTGGTTTGGTTAAGTGAGCTACATTCGCTCGCGGTTTGTGTGGCTAAATGTTCCCATAGATTCCCATTGCTCCCTGCCCTGTATCACCCACTCTTCTAGGTAGGCGAGGTCATCGGAGTATAGGGGTGGCTCAGAGACGATGGAGGTAAACCCATCAAACTCCAATGAATCATTGGCAGTAAACTTAACGACAACATCACAGGACTCAGCCTTTTCGTTGTCCATATTGAGCATATAGGTATAGTTCATAGTGTTGGGTGGCTGGGGACGTAGTCTGTGGCTGGTTCGATTAAACCCTTCTTGGTGCATTTGTATACGGTGCGGCAACACTCGTCTTGAAAGTCTTTGATAGCCGTCCAGTCACTCTCTGATCTGCTTACCCTGCTGGTATTGATTAAGGTCTGGGCTTCTTCTTCTGTAATCTCTTTGTCTTGGTGGCGTTCGATGAATCTAGCGCAAGCCCCCGTCACCTGTCGGTATTTAGTTAGTGCTTTGTCGTTCATAATTATTTGGTGTTGGTGATGTGACGTTCTAGTTGGGCTAAGGCTCTCCATGCTACGGCAACGTAGTCTCCTTCCATCTGGTGGCGTAGGAGAGCATCTGACTCGTCGGCAGACTTTGACTTGTCCCAATGTAAAGGTTTGTCTGGGTGGTGCTGTTGGTTCCCTAGATATGACTGATGTGATACGGCAGCTAGGGCGTGGGGGAAGTAGTCCAAACAGCCTGTGCAGACTGGATAAGTTTTGCGTTCTTGTGCGTTGTCTGGGAAAAGTTCTGTCATATCATTGTGGCAAGCAGGGGAGAGTTGCGCCTCCCCCGCCATGCGTGTGGGGTCAATGGTTGGCTATATTAAAACGGGGCTTCAACTAACTCTGGTTCTGGTGCAACTGCTTCAGGTGCAAAGTCATCCGAACCGCTGTTACCAGCATCCGTTGGGTCTGGCTCTTTGGCATAGCCAAGGTAGTCGTCGAGGTAGTCCTGTAGGATGTTGTCGTAGTAGTCTGCACGGGCGGCAGCTTCATTGGACAGGGATTTACTAACCACAGCGAAGAAAGGTTTCTTGAACTTCACAGCACCCTTCTTCTCGTCGGTTGCTTCCTTGATGGCAATAACTGTGTCGACATATAGACCGATGTCACCACCTACGCTATCGACGAACTCGATCCAGGCTGTCAGAGCAGCACCCTTAACTTGGAAGTTGATTAGCTCGTATTCGTCTGAGCCTGTCTTAGCCATAGCATAGATAGACTTGGTGAACTTGGCTCCTTGTGTAACCTTAACGTCTGACCATGTGCCAGTAGCAACCATGCCGTCCTTGTTACGAACGGTTAGCTTGTCACCGATACCACGAACTTCGTTAGACCATAGACCAGTTTGCTTGGCCTCAGAGAAACCTTTAACTGTGTTGAGTTGATCTAAGACAATGAAAGCTGTTGAGATGGGCAGGTGCTTCTCTGTGCTTACTTCTTTGTCCCAGTATTTCCAGTCGCCAGACTGCGTGTCCCACTCTAAGAATTTAGTGGCAGGGTTGGACGAGCCACCCCCAGTTGATGTGTTTCTTGTTCTACTCATAATATTGTATTGCTTGATGTTAGTTAAGGTTTTATGGATGTTGGTTAGGTGTGTCAAGAAGATTTTTTCTTCCTTTGATTAGCTGTGCGAACCTTGTGACAGGCCACACATACAACTTCTTGTTTACCGTAGATCATATCCCTGAAGTGTGGGGTTAAAGTTTCTAGGGTTTGAACATCGGTGAAGGGTGTGATGCCATCTACGTGGTCAATCTCATACACACTCTTGGCTCGCTTCTCCAGGGTTCCGTCAATCTTTGTGCGCCTCTCCTTCTCTGACATCCCCATCTCCTTGCCGCAGTCTACACAGACTAAGACGAAACGTTCTCTACCTGTAGCTGGGTTGATGCCACGCTGACGAACCGATTGTATGAAGGTCTTGCGGGACGAGTTGCGCCAGCAGGGTCTGAGGGCAGACTTAATCATGGTGCGGAACTTACCTTCCGTCATGCCCAAGACTGTATTGATTTCACCCCTAGCCATGTTGTGATAACTCTTCTTCGGTTGGTTCGTAAGGAGGGTCTGGCTCGTCGATCTGTGATAGAAAGTGAGTGGTATCTTTACCCATACGTTCGTGCGCTCCGATGAGAAGCTTGCGGTGCGCTTTGAACTCTGAAGAGTTGGGATGGTTCAAGCAAAAATACATTGCCCTTCCCATTACGTCCAAGGCTTCAAGCATTATGTCTGCATATTGTCGTGCTTCGTCTAGGTCTGTTGTCATAGTTCTGTTAGTAATTAGATTAATCCTTCTGAGAGAATGTTGAATGCCACGGCTGCACATTGCGGAACTTGTCCGTTACCAATGGCTTTAAGTCGGTGTATCCGATGGGCCACCCCATAAGCCACTCGACCCACGAAGGGTTCAGTTGGACTTTCGGCTGGGTCGTTGCGCCAGAAGGAGTCAACGAGTCCCTTATCGATTGATTGATCGTGTATTGAGCCGTGTGACCACTCTTCCTCAGACGAGTCCAATTTGGTTGTGTTCCTCTTTTGCCCATGTTGGCATCTGGGGTAGGCCACCTCTTCACTGTGTCTGCTAGATTCAAGCTGTGACTCGTCTTCCCTTTCTTTGATAATCTCCGACCAGTCTCCGTCAGGATTGCGTCTGGATGCTCCGTCTCTTGACACGTTGGGGTAGGCCAAGACCCACATCCTGTCTCTTTTATGGGGCGCACCGATGCTCCTAGCTCCGATAATTCCCCATCGAGCATTATACCCCAACGAGGCCAAGTCTTCGAGGACAACTCCAAGTCCCCTAGTGCGAAGCAGAGGTGAGTTTTCGGCAAAGACAAATCTAGGTTGCATCTCGCCAATGAGTCTCGCATATTCCTTCCATAGCTTTGAACGCTCTCCAGTAATTCCTGCTCCTTTACCCGCCGCAGAGATGTCTTGACAGGGGAATCCTCCGCAAAGAACATCAACTGATCCTCTCCAGGGTGTTCCGTCAAGGCTGCAAACGTCGTCCCAGATTGGGAAGTTTGACAAGTGTCCGTCTCGTTGTCTAGCGAGGAGGACATCTCTTGGGTAGGGTTCAATTTCACACGCTCCGATTGGATTGTGTCCAAGTAAGAGGTCAGCGAGAATGCCGCCTCCTGCCCCTGCGAAGAGGTGGAAGGTGTTGAGCTTATGTTTGTTTGATTGTGATGCCATGTCATTTTATGTTTTAGTTTAGTTCTGTTATCTTAGTAATGGTGATGGGAACATTCGTCTTCCTTAGTTTGTATCCTTTAGTCTTGCTACCAGTAGTCAAGCATTTAATTGCTTCTTCCTGGGTGTGTGCTGTTTTGATAGAACCACAGGTTGAGGGCATGTCGAGACGGGTGTATGAAATCCTGTAGCAAGGCATCAATGAAACCTTCCTATGTGGTTCTTGAAGATGAACTTACCTTTCACGTCACGCGCACCTTCACGCTGCTTGGCTATGTTATACTTCAATGAAACGTAAGCCCCATGCTCCGCGTCTACTCGTCTAGCCTCATCTACATCCTTGCCATCAGGCCATAGAAGTAAGATGATGTCGGAGTCATTTTCAATGTCACCAGAATCCTTGAGGTCATACAAGGTAAGACCAGACTCACGCTTGGCTCCCTCACGATTTACTTGTGCTAGCAGGAATACAGGAACGTCCAACTCCATAGCCATTAGTTTCACTTGGTGTGAGACCTCAGCAATGCCGTCGTTCTTCTTCATGTTGCGATCCCAAGGAACAAGCTGGAGGTAGTCTATGACAATCCATTCAATCTTGTGCTTGCGCTTATACATACGAGCCTTGGCACGTAGCTCATCGATACTTTTAACGTAGTGGTTGGTAAAGATAGGAGCCTCTGCCATCTTGTCTGTTGCTTCCCATACACGCTTCTGATATTCTGGTTTCATCATCCCATCATGCAAGCGGTTGAGTGGTGTGGCGGCACAGGTTTGAATCATGCGGTTAGCCAGAGACTTAGCTTGCATCTCAAAGGAGAAGTAGAGACCTGGTATGTTGTGGGTAACTGCGTTCTGCAAGACAATGTTCAGGGCAAGGGCAGTCTTACCACAGGACGTAGGTGCGGCAATCACCATCACCTCTCCGTTGGCTACACCACCACAGCTAAGTTTCTCATCTACTTGTGCAATGCGAGTGGGCATGGCAGACACCTCATAGGTTCCATTGACCATAGCCTTGTAGTCCTCTCTGAGGGCTTCGGCAGCAGTTCTGATACTCCCGTCCCCCTTACCATCATCAACGTCCTGTAGGGACTGTAACGAGGCTTCGAGCTTAGACGTAACAGAGTCTGCCCCTTCCTCTCCTTCCTCTGCTTCCTCAATGGCGAGGCGGCAATGACGGATGGTCTGGCGAAGCTTAGACTTCTCCTTCACTATTTGAGATGAATACTTGGAGTGGGTTGCGGTCTCACAGGCTTCTTGAATTGTATAGATGGTGCTGATACCACCAATCTCAT